TAATGGTGTGAATCCGAAAAATCCATATGACGTAGAGTTCATAGATAGAGGTGTTAAAGGTGAATAATTTGAATAAGAATCAGGATCCATAGCAGTACCTGTTACTAAATAATCTGAAGTAAGTAATAAATTTACAGAATCTGTTCCATCAACTTTTTGTGGATCGTAAATAAGATTATTATAAGCCGATGATTGCGATTGGGTTAAACCTATATAATAAGGATATGGTATAAAACCTATTTTAGCACCTGCACTCCAATTTTGTGTTGTTGTTGCTGAAATACAATCAGTTGAAGTATTTACTCCTGATATTGTAACCTTTTCTTGATTGTTGGAACTATTTTCTACCATTCTATGTATTTCACCAACTTTGAAATATTGTGCTTCACCGGTATTTAATTGCATTTCTACATTTGAACCAGCAGATATACCACTTTGTAATGTTCCCAACTCAGGCCAATATCTTTGTATTTTACCAGATTGATACCATTTGTAATTTGAACCTATTTTAGTAGCATAAAAAACAGAATCTTTAGAAGCTGCAATCCAAGTTAAATATGATCCATCATCATCTCCTTGTACCATATAAATAGTTGTGGATGCTCTCGCTATATTATATCCAGTATGAGTTACATTATCCCAATACATAGCTAGTTGTATATCAACATAGTCTACAGTTGTATAATCTATTAATATCATATACATATTTAATTCGTCACCATTTTCACCACCATTATTATGTAATACATAATAATCACTAGCCGCAAATTGGTCATCATGCATTGTCCAACCAGCTGATACCATTACTTCTGTTAATGTGGTTATCCAATCTCTTGTATCGGTTACCGATTTTGCTATTAATCTTACTAATGCCATTGTAATTACCTCATTTTATTATTATGCTGTTTCATGTCTAAATCTTAGTATTCCATTAGCATTGAAATACAGAGTAAATGTTCCATAATTAACAGTTTTGTCTTCTCCGAAATCATAAAGACAAATAAGTGGATCACTTGCTACAGTATCATCATAAATAACAGCATATCTTGCTGTAAAAGTTGCTGTTGTCCAGGTTGGATCATCAGCATCTGATGTAGCAACACCTGCTGATGTTGTCCAGCTAACAGTTGTCAATGTTTCACCACCTATTGTGTATCCATCACCAACAACCTCATTATCTAAATCACCATAAAATTCATGAGTTTGGTCAGGTGTATGTGTACTTGTTAATAAACAAACTTTTAATACATCATTATCCAAATCAATTTCTTTATTTCCTACTTTTTGTCCGAAATTATCATAAATAAAATTTGCCATTTTTTATTACCATCCTATAGATATTCCATACCCTTCGTATGTTTCTTCTAATTTTAATTTTTCTTCTAATTCTCTTTTTTCTTCTTTTGCTTCTGATATCAATTCACTACCATCCATTGAAATGCCTGTGTTACCAATAGATGTAAAATTAGCGAATTTACTTCTTATTCTTCCTAATATTTCTTTTGCTTCCGCTGTTGCATAATCATAAATCCAATCACTTACATAAAAATTATTGTTACTACTACCGTTTGTCCAACCATCTACATTTGTTGATCCTTCCATCATAAATGATCTAAGTAAAACCCAACCAGGTGAATCAATTGTAAATTCAGTACCATTTTGTGTGAATGTTAGTGAATTTCCTGTTGATGGTGCTGGATGAATCTCAAGTTCATTTTGATATCTGTGATAGGTATATGTATATACCGATGGTGTATATCTTTTAATATTATCTAAGAAATCTCTTGCAATATGATAAGATACCAATGTATATCCATTACCAGCGGTATTAAAAAGAGATTGATACATGCCTTGGTTAAATAAAAAGTTTTCTACTGTAAATAATGTGTTGATGCCACCATATGCATTACCACTATCATCATATGAAACAATTTCTGTTACACCTACAGGTAAACTATATATAGTTTGACCACCGGATAATGCAAGTGTAAAAAAAGTTTCTTGTGTTGCTTGACCAACCGCCCACTTAATGAATTTATCTCTTGCATAATCAATAGCATCAAAAAGTTGACTGTTATCAATTTCAACTTTTATCATGGGAAAACCCAATCTTCTTTTAATCTTTTGTGCTAATTGTTGTTTTGTTATTGACATTTATGTAAATCCTTTTATGTTATATTTATTTATTTTAATATAACTATTTTAAATATCTCTATTTGTCAGCCAAGACCAGTCTTCTACCATATTATTTATATCTGATAAAATACCCCAAGCATCTTCATCCGTATCTTCTTTAGATATAAATTCAAAATTTTCATCAAAAATATCTTTTTCTAATATATAACATGCCCAATATAATCCTGATACCAAGTCATCGCCAGTATCTTTACCATAAAATTTACCGTTATCTTCAATAAAAGAACCCAACTCTTTTAGAGTTTTATTATGTTTTATTATTAAACAATTATCTTCAATTAATTTTTTCATAAGAACAACTGCTTTTGGTTTTGTTGCTCTTGATGCTCTTATTCCTAAATTTGCCTCTTTGGAACCACTGTTTACAAGGTTTTCATTTTCATGTTCCCACCAAAGTCTTCTAACAACAGCAGCGCCTTCTGAGTTATTTTCAACCATTATATAAGCATTTTTATAAAATATGGAAAGTCTATTTATAATATCTGCAAAATCATAGATATCTGTCATATTATCGGAAAAAACCGCAACTTGTATCATCTTTACTGGTTTTATACTTTCTATTTTCAAAACTTGTATTACAGAATAATTCTCACCTGTACCTTTAGCAACATCAACACCCATAACATATGTCGCATCATCTTGAGGTTTTTCCCATATTAATAATCTATCTTGCAAATCTCTCATTATTGGTTCTTCACTTTTTCTTAATATAACTTTTAATACATCAGGACTAATAAGAGTATTTGTTGAACCAATAAATTGAACTGCAAATTCTTGGTCAAACTGTCTTTGACCAAGGTTTTTGATTTGTTCATCTGCCCATGTTTGATCTCTACCTGGTACCTTTTCCCATGAAACTTTTGTATGAATAAAAGTATTTTTACTTAATTCCGATTCTGAATATATTCTATGAAAAATATTGAATAGACCATTAGGAGTAGAAATAATAACAATCTTTGCTTCTTTAGAGGCTGAAATTGTAGGATAGTTTGCTGCCCAGAACTCCTCTGCTTGTGATCCAGGAACAAATGCAAACTCATCACAAACCAACAAGTTCATTGTTTCACCACGGAAGGCATCAGCAGAGGTTGCTGATATTACTAAACGGGTTCCATTGTCAAATGAGATAAATGTTTTTGAATATTCAGTAACACCCGGTTTTAACCAAGGTGGTAGACATTCATAGGTCTTTTTAATACGATGAAGAATCATTTTAGCAGATGATTCTTTATTTGAAACAATACCAATTGTTTTGTTTTCATTGAACATTGCATACCATAAAACATATGCAGAAACAATGGTAGTTTTACCTGATTGACGGGAACATAATGCAATATTAAATCTATGATCTTGAAACTTTCTTAATAATTCTAATTGATAGTCATATGGTTCAAATGTTATTTCACCTCTATCTGGGTTAATAATTTTTACATATTTAATGAAATAATTTACATCTTTAGAACATTCATATAATTCTGATATTTCTTCAGGTGAATATTCTATTTCTTCTTTAGGTCTTTTAACATATTGCGAATCATACTTTACGGGCACTTTGTATAAATCTCCTTTTAGTTATATAAGGTTATTTATACAAAACAAAAAGGGTTTTTACATCTTTATAATGTAAAAACCCTCTTATTTTTTACTATATGAATTTTTTATATCTTAAATGCTGACCAAAAATCTTCCATATTTTTGTTTTCTAATTCTTTACTTACAAATAAAACTTTCTTTTCTTCATTTACTATGGTTTCCATATTAACATCATCACCCCATAATGTTGATATATGTTTCAATGTTTGTTTTGCATAACCCAAATCAAGGTCAGCACCACTATGTTTATGAACTAACCATAATGCTTTTTTATTTTTCATTTCAGGATTATATGTTACTTCTATCCTTGGTATATGTGAGTGTGCAAAACTATTTCTTATAATTTGTGCAACTTGTTCACTTGTATGTTTTGTTTTAATAATATCAATAGTTTGTGGAGTATCTTTAATCACATAAATATACAATTTTAATTTTTCAACTAAGTCAGGAGTAAGAAAATCTTGAACGAAAAACCAATCAGTATAACTCCTCATAACTTCCATCATTTTTTCGTGACCTAACCCATCTTTTGTGTCCCAATTTTCTTTTTCAAAACGAGATTCACAATTTTCATATTCTTTACCATGTTTGCCTTTATTCCATCTATCGACAATATCTTCCCACATTTGACATCCAATTAGATATGGATTCATTTGAGTTGGGTTCATTGCTTTTACAAGAGAGTTTGCAAAGTTAAATTCCGCATGATCTTTTGTTGTTAATATTTCCTCATTAATCAAATCATTAATCAGAATTTGATGCCAATAAGTTGCAAATCCTTCATTCATATATTTTGTTTTAATTTGAGGCCAATAATAACGACCTTCTTGTCTCAAAACTTCAAGAATATCTTTTTCCCAATCAGAAAGATTGTCCGAATTATCAATGATATATCTTAGTAGATCACCTGTTGGTTCAACAGGTTTCTTTTGACATAGTTTTCTCCATAGAGTTTGATTAAACCATTCTATATCTTTATTTACTCTATCTTCTTCATCAATAAGCATAATATCTCTAAATTCAGATTTTGATACTTTATGAAATTTCTTTTTATGATATTCAAAAACTTTCAACCTTTTTTCTTCTTCTGTTTCATTATCAAAAGGAGATGAATGAAATTGAATTGCGTGACCAGCATCCACTATTTTTTCAACATCATCAATTCCAAATTTCTTTTCATATTTTGCAATTCTTTCAGACGACATTTGCATATAGGAAATAATATCTCGCCTTGATTCTTGGAAATATTTATTCATTGTAAAGAAGGCAACATGACCAATAACATGTGCCATAACAAGACATTGAACACCAAAGGTATTTGATTTCATCAAATACGCCCTTGCTGGATCAGAGTTGATAACAACCTCATATGGTAATCCAGAATGCACATGCTCATTAATAGTTCGCAATCTTTCATAATCTCTACCATATTTCCAGTTAGAGATATTACCGGGGATATGATATGCCATAATTTCCAACATTTTCTGGTCAGGAATTATATCCCATTCTATATCACAATATTCAAGACCATATTTTTCTTTGGCCAGTTGGTTTAATCTATCTTCAACTTTTATAAGTTTCTGCAATTCAAGTTTATTCATTATTATATCCTTTTCTATGATCGTTTTTGGAAAAGCATGTGCTTGAGGGCAGGAAAAATATGTTCTTTACCCTTAATAATAGAGATAAGAAATCTTTTATCTTTATTAATAAATGATTCAAACCCATCTTCAGTTTTTTTCTGAAATTTAAATTTATTTGTTATTTGTTTCAATAAAGTTCTCCAAGAACCCATTCCATCATCGAGACCAATTTCCCGCCAAAGAAGGTGAAGAAACCCAAGAAAGTTGATGAGGCTGATA